CGCAGCTCGCGCTTGGTCAACTCCAGGCCGTCAGTCAGACCGCCAGTCTTGGCGATGACATCGACAGCGAGTGTTGAGATGGTCTGGCTCATAGTCCCGCCATTCGTTTCATGCTCGCTTCAATCGCCGCCCACTCATTCGCTTCATCTTGCGGAGGCCGCTCGGGATTCAGTCGCGCGAAGTATTCCAGGTCGCGCTCGCTCGCCGGCCATTCCTCGTCGTCGACCTTACCGCCGCTCGCCGCGATCAGTCGCAGCAGCAGTCGCCGCAACTCAACCGCCGCCCGCTGCCACTCTTCGCCCCAGCCGTCGAGCATCGCCACGGCGTACATCTTGGCCCGCTCATCGCACGTCGTTTCGTCTTCGAGCCTGGCGACCGTGCCGAATCCGCATCGCATGGCGGTTCGCCACCGGAGCAACTCCAGCCGGTCGCGCCTTAGTTTTTTGCGGCGGCTTCGATGATCTTCCAATCAGGATCGGCGCCGACGTTGGTATGCTTCCGCACCGCCGCGACCAGCACCGCGAATGCAGCCGAATCGACGTCGTCGAACAGCATCGACATGGCATCGTCGTCAGTGAACACGCGCGACCCGTCGTCATTGACCACAGCCAGCGCCACGAGCAGTTCATTGGCTCGCTCCAATCGCGGAGTCGGCTTGCCATCGTCGCCAACAAGCCCGCCCCGCCATTCGCGGATTTCACGGGCTGACAACGAGCGGATTTGGACTTCGCCGAGAATTGGCACTGATACCGATTCGATGCGTCGCGCACTCGCCGCCAGCATCTTGGCTTTCAGGTCGCTACTCACTCGCCGACTCCTTGGTGAACTTTGCGTCGCGGGCCGCCTCGACCGCTTTACACAACTCGCCGTAGAGGTACGGCCCCATGCGCTGCTGCGCTCGCGACAGAGGTAGCAGCGCGGCGTCCGGCCGCTTGGGCAGGTATCCGACTTGCTGCGGATTCAGTCCATTGCGAGCCGCAATCACGATCCATTGGTCGTGCTCGACTTCGATCAGCTCGCCTTCCTTGGCGCACAGCCCGACATGCGGTCGCAGTTCGATGTCATACGTCGTCGCCATTGGTGCTCCTTAGCTCGCCGCCGTGTAGGTCGGTCCGGTGTTGCCGTCGTACTTGAAAATGATCTTGGCAATCATCTCCGAGTTTGTCTGGAACGGCGGATACGTGATCGACCGAATGAATCCCGTTCCGGCGATGTTGGCCGCCGTCGTCGCGCCGCTCGCCTGCAACGGGAACGTGATCGTGATCGTTTCGACCGTGCCAGAGACAGGCAGTCCTGTGACGGCCGCGAACAGCACGTCGACTTCGATTTCGTCGAGTGCCTCCAGGTCGCCCGGCATCGTTTCCTCTTGGCCGCTCGTGCCTAAGTGCGAGATGTTCACGACCGGGATGGACTTGGTGAGATTCTTCGGCACGCCGCGAATCTGTCCGGTGAAAGCCGTACTGCCAAACGTCAGCGTTGCGCCATGTCCAGTATCAGGTTTGGCCGTTGCCATGTGTCACGCTCCTATGCCGTGTAGTACCAAATGCGATAAACGCAATTCGAGTAGTACAAGCGCGCGTCGCTGCCGATCGGTCCGGCGTAATCGCCATCGGATCGACTCGCCATGCCGACAATCTCAGTGACTGCGAGCGAGCCTATTGCCGTTACGCTGTTGTCGTGCGGCAGCGCGGCATCGACTGCGGCGGCGAGCATATTGCGATCGGTCGGAGTCGCGGCGTAGCACTGAATCGAGATATCGCACCATGACAGCGTGGACGATCCGCCTAGATGGTCGATCGAATTGTCCGATTGCAGCACAACGCAAATGCAAGACTGTGTGGTCGACTCGCGCGGACCGTCTTGCTGCCAAATTCTGGCAGACGAACCCGATCCGACGAGCGACGTGATGCCGCCGATCGTCTTGAGGTAGGTCACGAATTCTTCGATTATTTGCGCCACTATCCACCCCCGGCAGCCGCAGCCCGCTCGACGTGGGCGGCAAGTACGGCAGTCAGACGCGACAGCACCGACGCTCGCGTAGATTCCATCGCTGGACGCATGAACGGAAACGGCTTAGCCATGCCGCCGACTCGCCCCTTGCCAGTGCGGCCACGAGCGGCTTTCGGCGTTTTCTTCTTGGCGTACTTGCCGATTCGCGCTACCGATCCGCCAGTGACGATGCGGTGGCCGTGCTCTATCAAGTGCCCGCCAGCGCCGGCCGGATACTGCGGACCGGCAACGCCATAGATGACCTTGTTGTAGACGCGGACGTTGGTGCTGATCGTGTCGCGGAGATGCTTGCGCGTCTTGCGGGCTCCGGTTCGCTGCCAGTATCCAGGCTTCCCCGGCTGTTGCACCATCGCCTTTGCTGATGACACGATCGGCGCCATGACTTCTGCCATCGCCGAACGGATTGCATCCAGCTTCGCCGCCGCGCCGATGATCCGGTCTAGGCTCGCCAATGCGGCCGTCGCGTCGCTCTTGATTTCGGCTACCGCGGCGGTTCTCATCGGCCCACCTGCTGCGATGCGTAAAGTTCCAGCTTGCGAGCGCGGCCCTTGTTCTCGACGACGCGCACGCTGGATATGTTCAGAATAACCCCGGAGTGAATTCCGCCCGTCACGCTCAGTCGCATCGTCGGCGTCACCCCGCTCACGTATTGCATCTCCACCACATGCGACAGCGACGCCTCTAGCATTCGTCCGCGGTAGGTCGAGTCGCCACCGATGCACGTAATCTTGCACGGCACGGATGACATCAGCGCAGCGCCCGTGTAGTCAGGCACGTTGCTGGTCGACGAGTCCTGTTGAATCGTCACCGTGTCGCGGTACATCAATCGTCCTCGCCGAACATATCCCGCCCATACGACATGAATTCATCTGCAACCACGCTCGCACCGATCAGCGACTCGACCGCCAGTGGAACTTGATTCGGCGTAGGCCCGACCATCACGCCCGACGTGTTCTCGAACCAGTGAGATACGAGCAGCTTGATTGCGTGCACGGCCTCCGCCGGTATGCTCGACCCAGCAGCCGCCGCGTGCCCCGCGACGTACATGACCTCGATCCCTTGCTGCTGAACGCGATACGCCGGCCAAACTTTGCTGTAGGCCAGCGCCACTCCGCCCGGCTCGCGGTTTGTAATCACCGTGTAATTCGCGCTCGACCAAGTCTGTTGCGTTCCATCCTGGTCGTAATACTTGACAGACGTGACCGAATAGAGCGGACTCCAAGGCAGCCATATCGGGCAGTTATCGCTCGGGAACAGGTCGCTTGTGAAAGTCAACGTGCGGCGAATCAAAGCGCGATGGGTTCGCGCTTCGTAATACCGTCGAGCGGCGACGATCAGCCCATCGACCAGCGTGTCGTAGTCTGTCTGCGCCGACGGAATGCGAAGATGCTCCTTCGCATCGCTTCTGCTGACCGGCTCGGAAGCCGGCCCCGTCGTTACAGTCAGGCCGTACATCGCTCGCCCTCTCAGGCACTATGCCACGGTTACGGTCTGCGTCTCTTCGCACAGAATCGACACATGCCACTTCGTTCCGACCGCGGTCAATCGGAATCCGCCGCCAAGCTTCTCGCCGGCGGTTTGCAGCGCCACGCTCGACGCGGTCGCGTTGTTCAGCGTGATGAGCTTCGACGTACACGAGACGATCAGATTCTGGTCGGCGCAACTCAGAACGATCAGGTCCGAGCCTGGCACGCAGGTAGCCGGGTCTGGCAGGGTGATCGTCACTGCGCCGGTCGCGCCGACATTGCAGACCGTCTTGCCCATGTCGAAGCTGGTCAGTGTCACGCTCGCCGTCGTCGTAATCAACTCGCGCTCGTTCTTCGGCTGTCGCTGTCCCGGCATGACTTATCTCCGCTTGGATTGCGGCGGTCGCATGTCGCGCGTCGCCGTTTGGTGCGATCTATCGAGGTGCGCCGATTCGATAATCGGCGCCTTGGGCTGTTCAATCGCCTCCGCCTGGTCGGTCGCCACGTATCGGGCGGCGACGTCATCAGGCAGGTCAATTTCCTCCCCGGCGAGAACGCTACGTCCCCGCCAAGGAAGAAAGGTTTTCATGCGGACTCGCATTAGGCTTGCAACAACACTTTCAAGGCGCTCGCCTTGATCGTATTGCTGTCGAGTTCGCGGAAGCAGATGAAGGCCGTCTGGTCCGTCTGGCGGAACAGTTCGTCGAGGCGATAGAACCGATCGTTACGCACGACGCGAATCACGAACTTGGAGAAGTCGCCGCAAAGTACGTGCTTCTTCGCCGTGACGGGTACGTTGCTGACCAGCGGTTCCATCTGCTGGTTGATCGTGTACGGCGCTCCGTAGAGCATGTCAGGCACGCCCGCCATCATTCCCGGCTGCCACAGGTATTGCCCATCGCCGTCCCTGAACTTTCGCAGGTACTTCAAGCAGGTGTCATGGAACATCCAGCCGAACGACGGGCCGCCCCTGTTACTCGGATCGACCGAGTGGTACAGGTCGATTAGCTCGTCCGCCGTGAACGCAGTCGCCGACGCAGAGGTGACGCCAGTTCCGGCGCAGGTCACGATGCCCTTGCAGCGAGTCGTCCCGGCGCCCGTCGTGGTTTCGACCGCTTCGACGCGACCGAGGCGCTCGCCCAGCAGGCTCGGGATTTCTTCCTCAAGCATCGCCGTATCGCGGAGCAATTCCGACGACGCGAAGATCGGCTTGCTGCTGTATTTGAACGCGCTGAACGTGATCGCCGACGTGGTCGGATCGACCGACGTGGAAAACGTGGTAGCTTCTGCCAGCAGCGCGCCGGAGTTGCTCGTGTCATCGATCAACGGCCACGGCAACGCAGCCCCCGTCGGCGTATTGAGCACGCGAGCGACTTGACGCACGCTCGCATAGGCCAGCGTCACTCGCTCCAGGGCATTGACGAAGCCTTGCGGAATCGTTTCCTTGCCGGCGCCGCTCGTCGCCACATCCAAGCCGACGCGGAACTCGCGGAGCGTCTGCCGACCACGCGACGCCCAAGCCGGGCCGGCGTAGCGGACGTGCGGATTGCCCATTTCGATCTCGGGCGAGTACGGGTCGATTCCGACTTCACGGCACGCCGAACGATGCTCCTCGCTCAGCTCGCGACGCTTGCCGGCACGGAACCACGCTTGCAGCGCCAGCCCCTGCGCCGCGTCGTGACGCAATGCGACTCGCTCGGGATTCTCTTCTCGCCGACGACCGGCATCAGTCCCGACTCGCAGGTCGCCGAGGGCTTCCTTGTTGCGGGCTTCGATTTCCTCGATTCGACGCGATCGCTCGGCAGCGGACGCGACGGCCGCCTTCTCGTCAGCGATCTCTTTTTCCAGGCGGGACACTTCGGCTTCAGCCTTGTCCCACGCCGCCTGCTGTTCAGGGGTTCCCGCTCCGGTGAATTCGCCGTGAATCCGGCGCATCTCGGCAACCGCCTTGTTTCGCGACTCGTGTAGTTCGTGCAGCTTGCTCGCCATTGCTTGCGATCCTTGTGAATCGCTGGCGAGTGTTCGCGGCTGTTAGACGCAGACTCACCAGCACCGTGAAGGTGTTGATGGTCTGCTGACGATCGCGACGCTAGGAATTCGCCGCTCTGCCGCTCGGACCTAAACGAAGTTTTCTTGACTGGTCACAATGTACGCATGTTCACGCTAACGTGTCAAGCTTCGCCGCGCGTTCATGTCGCGCGATCATCGACGCGCGATAAGCCGCGTGCTTCCAGCCGTCGTAGGCTCGGCGGGCTTCCACGTGCTCGCCGATAGCCTTGCCACGCATCCCGGTTGACGTAGCCTCGTAAGCCGGAAACGTCACCGGGCCTACGTCGTAGAGCGTCACGTCCTCGATCGTGCGCACCTCGCTGCCGTCGTCGCGCGAAGTCCACGATTCCTTGTTCACGCTGAACGAAAACGAACTGCCGGATATGTCGCCGCGTTCGATCGACGCCACCACATCCCGCGCCTGTTGCGTGTCGGGCGGGTCGATCACGTATCGCAAGCCGCGGCCGTCTACGCTCAGCGTCATCGTTCCGGCTGAACTGCGACCGAGCACGAAATTTGGGTCATGGTTGAACAGCCCGCGCACGTCGTCAGGGCGCTGTAGGGCGGATGCAAATGCTCGCTGGTCGACCCGCTCGACGGCATTGCGCCATAACTCGTACTCCGTTCCGGGCTCGTCGGCGCGGTAGAACACGGCTCCGTAGCCCACGATTTGCGGCTTGCCGTCCGCTCGTTTCTCGATTCGCACCGTGCCAGGAAAGTCCGCTCGTTCAATCGCCATCGGTATTGCCCTTTTCTGGTTGTTTCAATTCCCACATTTCGCGCTTCAGCTTCGGCAGTTTGAACACGTCGACCGAGTCCACGTAATATTCCACGGATACAACCGTCGCGCGATCGACTCCCGCCGACAGCGTGAAGCTGCGCGTCCTCTCAGGCAGTCCCAGTGCGACCGCAATTCGCGCGGCAGGCGACATGCCAGCATTACTCGCCATCGCCGGTCGCCTCGTTCTCCCAGCGAACGCAAATGGCATCGACCCGCGCCGGGAGTTCCGCGGGGGTTGCCGTGTTCACGACTTCGACTAGCTGCCCAACTACGGCCGCCAATCGAGCGTCCTCCGTCTTAGCGGTCTGCGTCCACTCGTCGTAAGCGCGTGGATTCTTCGCCTTGTGACGGGCCGCCATCGTCATCCTGAACAGATCACGAACCGTTCCAGCGGACCACGTTGAGCGAGCCGGCGCGGATGACTTCGGCTCGGTGACGACAGGTACAGCCGGCGCGTTCGGGCTCGACGTGTTCGGGTTGGCGTACTCGTCGCCACCGTCGTGCGGAGGGTAGCCTTCCTCGGTCGCGGCGTCGTTCGGGCTGAGCACCTTCGCCGTGATGCCGGTCGAGTAGGCTTGCATTCGCGAGGCTAGATCCATGCGGAACAAGTCGTCCGTGTCGTGGCGGTATTTGATCGTCGCGCGGTCGCGTTGCGCGAGTAGCTTGAGTCGGCATTGTCCCGCGATGATCGACATCCAGCGGCGCAGACAGTGCGTCGCGTATCCGGTCGAGTCCTCGGCTTTGCTGTTGTAACTCGACGAGCCTTCAATGCCCAGCATCGACGGCGGCAAATTAAAGAATCGCGCGATGTCGCGGGCCTGTCGCTCGCTGGTCTCGACGATTTGGACATCCTTAGGCGCGATTTGAGCGGACACAAACTTCGTTCCGTCTCTGACGATTACCGTCTTGAACGCCTCGTCTGCATCATACTTCTTGCGAAATCCCTCCTCGTGCTGCTGCGCCACGTCCTTAGGCATCCCCGCAGGCAACATCAACACGCCGCCGACGCGAGCGCCATTCTTAAAAAACTTCGCCTGAAATGAGTTGGCAGCTAATGCGGTTCCGATCGCCTCCCTTGCCATGCGATAGAACGCAGGCATCTCGACGCCGAGCGGGTTGACTCCGCGAATGACAATCACATCCTCGGGGGCGAACGTCACAAGCTTGCCGTTGATTTCGCTCACGACGTAAGGGACGCCGTTGACAATCTCCTCGTCGGTGCGGTCCGGCAGCAGGTGGAGCAGTTCGCTCGGACGCCCCGACGCATCGCGCCAGATCAGCCCGAACGACTTGCCCCACAACAAAGCCTCGGCGGTCAGTCGCTCCCAATACTCGCCGGCTGACTCGTAGTCGTTCGCCTGGATCGCGACGAGCGAGTAGGTCCAATGGCTTTCGTCCTCCAGCCAGTACGACCGCCGCGCGTCTTGCTTGCGTCGATATGGCGCGAATGCCGTCGCCCCGACATCGCCTGAAATCAACGTGATCGCTTGCCAGAACGGCGGACACATCAACGCCTTTTGCGCGGTTACGCTGACGCCGGAATCGGTGTTGCTGTCCGAGCCGAAAACCTTCTCCCAGGTGTCTGGGTCTTGAAGGTTCAGGGCAATCGTCGGGTTGTTCAGCGGGCTTGATCGACTCGCCTCGAACAGCCCCGCCACAAGCGTCGTCGTGTATTCCATGTTATCCCGATTGGAGGGGGCCGGTTGTCCAAGATTGCTGCGCCGCGAACAGGCACTCCGAATACGCCATTAGCGCCGCCACCATGCCGTCGATCTTAACCTTATCGCTCGACTTGTCCGGCATCCATTCGCCCTTGGCATTACGGCCGACCTGGAGATTGCCGGCCTGCCACGTCAGCACTTCGTCGCCGCCGTGGATGATGTTGCCGGCTGGTAGTTCCTTCTCGATCATGCGCCGCATGGGCTCGTTGTAAAACCGGTGCGACTGCGTGAACTCGAACATATTGAAGCCGTGCACGTCTTGCATCCGCTTCGCCGTCTCGCGAGCGAACGTCTTGTCGAACGCGATCGTCTGGATCGAGTAGACTTGCGACCACTCGCGGAATTGTTCCTCAATCACCTCAAAGTCGATCGACGTCCCCCCACAGACTCCCAGCAATCCGCGCCGCATCCACGACGCGAACGGCTCCTTGCGCACGTCAAACTTTCCGTCGCTGCACGTCCAGCACTTGACCAAGAGTTCCCATGACGTCGCCCGCAACTCGCCGTCCGTTTCGGTGTATCGCGGAAAGCACAGGGCAGCCGCCGCCCAGTCGTTCGTGCGGCCCAAGTCCATCCCGCCGTGACAGACGTCGCCCGGTGCGATTGTCAGCGGCTTATTTCCCTTGTCCCACGCCTCGACGCTGATTGCCCGCTCGTTTGCTTCGGTCTGCTGGTTGGCGTGATAGCGGACGAACTGGTTCATGTACGGCGCCGAGTTTCGCGCCAACGTCGCCTGGTCGCGGAGATATTCGCGCTTGACGCTCACGTCCAGATTCGGATTCGCCTTGGGCCAGCACGATTCGTCGAGCGGGTCGTCATGTTCGTCGAGCGTGCACACGAACGCGAAGTAACGATCGTCGAACACTTGACCGCGATCCGCGAATTCCAGCACGTTGCGGCCGTACTCATCCTCTTCTTTCCAGAGCAACGAGTCCGAGTTGCCGGCGGTCGTAATGACCACCTCCATCGGCTGACGACGAGACGCGCCGCCTGTCGCCAACTTTTCGTTCAGTTCGCGGTGATGCTCTCGCCATGCGTGCACCTCGTCTTTGAAGATCGCGCTCGGGTTGAGTCCGTCCGTGCCGGTCGAGTCCGACCCCAACGGCATAAACACGCCAGCCGACTGGAGATGGTCGACCCGGTGGGGCGCCTTGCGAATCTTACTCAGTTCTTTCAGCCACTCACTCTGCTCGATCATCCGCACCGCTTCGCCGTAGAGCAGCTTGGCTTGCGCTTCCTTGGTCGCGACGCAATAGACTTGCGCCCCGGCTTCGACTTGCACTCCGTCGCGCGGCTCATCTGCGTACAGGGCCTTAGCGGCGAGTCCGGCGCAGTACGTCGTTTTGCCGTTCTTTCTTGCGACTGACAGGTAGGCTTTGCGGAACCGGCGGGCCTTCGTTTGGGCGTGCTTCCATCCAAACAACACCCAGGTGATAAACGCCTGCCACGGGCTGAGCATGAATGGCTGCCCAGCCCATTCGCCGATGGAGTGCCTGAGACACATCGGAAAGAATAGGCACGCTCGATTCGCCGCCTCCGCGTCGAAGGTCCAGCCGCGCTCGCCGGCTTCTTTTAGGTCGCGGACATGCCGTGCCACTGCTTGTCGCACGAGCTTGCCGGCTACGATCTCGCCGGACATTACGCCGGCGATGTAGCTTTCGACCATCTCGCGGTAGTTGGGCAAGGCGGATGTGATCAATGCAAGTCTCTCTGCCACGAAATCATCACGCAGGCACACTCGACGACAAACGCCACAAAGAAGACAAGTTCGACCCACGGCACGCCGCTATCCACGTCTGGCGGGGGGCTGTAGTCTCGGTCTCTCATGCTCATGCCAGCTTCGCCGTGCGGAGCTGCTCCAGGGGAGATTGCGGCTTGTCGTTCGATCGGCCGTCAGTGCGGGTCTTGGCGCGGTCCAGCGGGGTCAGTCCCCAGCGTCCGCACAGTACCAGGAAACGCCCCATCGCGGCATTCCAGGCCGACGACAACTTGACTTCTAGCGGGTCGTCTTGGAGACATTTGCTTAGCTGCTCGACGATGGAGTAGGTCCGGCAAAGCTGCGTCAGGCTGGCCCAGTCCAATTCGCAGATTAGTTGCGGCGGGGTTT